TCTGGCGGATTTAGTTCTGGTGCAACACTTGGTGTCAGAACAACAAAACAAGTTAAGCGATTGGGATGTACAACATTCAAAAGCTTAGTAGAGGGGACAAAATTATTGATCCATGACCCTGAGATAATTGAGGAAATATCCACATTTATTGAAGTTCGCGGAACACATAAAGCAGATGAAGGATATCATGACGATTTAGTCATGCCTCTGGTGTTGTTTGGTTGGGTTACCACCAACCCATACTTCAAGGATTTAACCAACGTAAACCTACGAGAAACAATATTTGCGAATCAGATACAACAAATCGAAGATGAATTAACACCGTTTGGGTTCTATGATGACGGCCGAGCCGATGAAGGGCCTCAGCAGTTTATTCAGGACAATGATCTATGGACTGTGGAGAAAGAACAGTCAAATTGGTTAAATTCTTAGATATTATAAATACATGGTTAATCAAAAGAAGATTCAATTCTGCAAGATGAATGGTCTAAATTAAGGAGAATAATATGGCTTTCCAAGTTTCGCCCAATGTACTAGTTCAGGAGCGTGACGTCAGCCTGTTCGTGCCTCAGGTTTCAACCACAGCAGGTGCCTTTGTTGGCAACTTTAACTGGGGTCCAGCCGAGACATTTGTAACAGTTGACAGCGAAAAGACACTGTATAACACTTTCGGTAAACCCGATGACAATACATTTAAGTATTGGTTTACAGCTGCAAACTTTCTGAGTTATGGTAACAATTTACAAGTTAATCGCATTGCTGATGGTGCTGCTAGAAATGCTAGCGCTCAGGGTTCAGCAGTCCTGATTAAAAATCAAGACAATTATGACGGTACTTTAGGCTATACTGCTCCTACCTTGACTGGTACTGAGTTTGTAGCTAAATACCCAGGTACATTAGGTAATAACTTAAAGGTAAGTTTCTGTGATTACAACGCTTATAGTTTTACTAATACTGCCAGTGCAATTAGAACTACTGGTGCAGTAGTAACTTCACTGACCCGTGCAGTGCCCAAGGGCAGCTGGTTAGAAGTAGTTATTTCAGGTTCAACCTATAGATTCCAAACTACAGCAGATGCAGCTCTTAGCTCAACTGCCCTAGTGTTTAACAACAACACTGGTGCACTTAGCGAAACAGCCAACAGTTCAGCCACAGTATTATGGGAATACTGGGATGCAGTAGACAGTCGTCCTAGTTCAACCAGATTTGCCCTAGCAAAAGCCAGCGCAACCAGCACCGCAGTTATCTATGACGAACTCCATGTAGTTGTAGTTGACGAAGATGGTGGTATTACTGGAGTAGCCGGAACGGTTGTAGAAAAATTTACAGGACTGAGCAAAGCTTCAGACGCAATTTCACAAAGCGGTGTCAGCAATTACTATAAAAACTACATCAACCTCAACAGTGCTTATCTCTGGTGGGGAACACATACCACAGCACTGAGTACAGCTCAGATTGCCTGGGGTAGTGTTAGCCCAGCTGCATCAACAGGCTTTACAGTTCTCAGTGGTGCAATTACCCGCAGCCTTAGTGGTGGCGTAGATACTACACCAACCGATGGTTTATTCCAAACCGAATATGTTAAATTAGCCAATGCTGAGTTATATGACGTAAGTCTTATTCCTGTAGTAGGTGTTGCTGCTGATAATGCAACAGCTCGCAGTGTGGTTGATAACGTAGCAGATGTTCGTCGTGATTGCGTAGTTTTTGCTAGCCCAACAACCAGCAACTTAATCACAGCCGCAGGCGTTGTTTCAGATCGTACAACAAACTTTAACAAAGACAGTACTTATGCAGTCATGGACTCAGGTTGGAAATACCAATATGACCGATACAATGATACATATCGTTGGATCCCATTAGCAGGCGACACCGCAGGCTTATGTGTAAGAACTGATACAGTAGCTGAACCATGGTATAGCCCAGGTGGTTATAACCGCGGTCAGATTAAAAATCTGGTTAAACTTAACTGGGTTCCGACCAAAACTGACAGAGATAACCTATATAGATATCAGATCAATCCAGTAGTTACTCAACCTGGTCTGGGAACAGTTTTATTTGGTGACAAAACACTTACACAAAAACCAAGTGCATTTGATAGAATTAATGTTCGCAGATTGTTCATTGTCTTAGAAAAAGCCATTGCCACAGCTGCTAAATTCCAGTTATTTGAATTCAATGATGCGTTTACCCGCAGCCAATTCATTAGCCTGGTTGAACCATTCTTAAGAGATGTACAGGGTCGTCGTGGTATCATTGACTTCCGTGTAGTTTGTGACGAAACAAACAATACTGCTGAGGTCATAGACCGTAACGATTTCGTAGCTGACATTTATATCAAACCAGCTAAGAGCATTAATTACATTACACTAAACTTTGTTGCAACACGCTCAGGCATTGCATTCGAAGAGATTGGTGCTTAAGGAGATAAAAAATGGCAGAAAGAAGTATATTTAATGTAGACCAGTTCAAGGCCGCAATGATTGGTGGTGGCGCTCGTGCCAACCAATTCTTTGTAGCATTATCATTCCCTACCTATGTAACTCTGGGTGGAGCAGCTACTGCGCAAGCAGCGTTCCTAGTTAACGCTGCAGCATTACCAGGCAGCATTGTGCAACCAACCATTGTTCCATATCGTGGTCGAGAAGTTAAATTTGCTGGCGAACGCATATTCCAACCCTGGACCATCACAGTTATGAATGACGTTAGCTTTAACATTCGTAACAGTCTGGAACGCTGGATGGCTGGCATCAACGGACTACAGGACAACACTGGTCGTACTAATCCCCGCGATTATCAGACCAACCTGACAGTAACACAACTGGACAGAAATAATAACCCATTAAAGATCTATACTTTAGCTAGCGCATTCCCAGTAGATCTCAGTGACATTACTTTGAATTACGGTGATAACGATACAATTGAGCAGTACACAGTTACCTTCCAATACCAACACTATACTACTAGCTTTGATACAGCTCTGAGTGTAGGCAATGTTATTAATAACACAATTGGTGGCGGTGGTAGTATTTTCGGTATTTAATTTTTAGGATTTAATCATGGCAGACTTTACATTATTCGGGTATAATTTGACAAAAAAGAAACCTGAGGAAAAAAATCAGCAGAGTTTCGTAGTGCCACAGGATGACGACGGAGCCACCAGCGTAAATGCCAGCGGCTTCTTCGGCACATATCTAGACATAGATGCTGCGGCCAAGAATGAAAACGATCTAATCAATCGTTACAGAGACATAGCTTTATATCCAGACTGTGATAGTGCAGTCGAGGACATCATCAACGAAGCTGTTGCAGCCGAGGATGACGAAGAAGTAGTTAAGGTAAACCTGGACAAGGTTAAACTTAGCTCATCGGTCAAGAAGATGATCGAAGAAGAATTTGGCAACGTGTTGAGCCTGTTGGACTTTAACAGTAAAAGTCACGACATTTTTAAACGCTGGTATGTTGATGGCAGAGTTTACTATCACAAGATTGTAGACGTAGCCCAGCCTAAGAAAGGCATACAGGAGTTGCGCTATATTGATCCACGTAAGATCAAAAAAGTGCGTAAGATCAGTAAAAAGAAAGATCCTACAACTGGTGTAGAGTTCATTGAAAAAATTGATGAGTTCTTTGTGTACAACGAAAAGGGTTTGATTGCACAGGTTCCTAACAGTGCCAGTGCTACCCAGGGTATCAGAATTGCTCCGGACAGCATAGCTTTATGCACCAGTGGATTGCTGGACATGAACAACAACATGGTGCAGGGTCATTTGCACAAGGCCATCAAGATTGTCAATCAACTTCGCATGGTTGAAGACGCTCTGGTGATCTATAGAATGACACGAGCTCCTGAAAGACGAATATTTTATATTGACGTAGGTAACCTGCCCAAAGCCAAGGCAGAGCAATATGTCAAGGGTATCATGAACCAGTATCGCAACAAGGTTACCTATGATGCCAGCACTGGTGAAGTGCGAGACGAAAAGAAAACCCTGAGCATGCTAGAAGACTTCTGGATGCCACGCCGTGAAGGTGGTAAGGGAACCGAGATTACCACTCTGGATGGTGGTCAGAATCTGGGCAATATCGAAGATGTCAACTACTTTCAGAACAAGCTGTATCAGGCTCTTAATGTACCACTGAGCAGACTCAAACAGGAAAGTACAGGATTGTTTGGTCGTCAGACAGAAATTAGCCGAGATGAGCTGAAGTTTAGCAAATTTGTCAGCCGTCTAAGAATGAAGTTTGGCGAGTTATTCGACGATCTGTTAAAAACACAGTTATTGCTCAAGGGCGTGATGTCCGAGCAGGACTGGGATGCTATCAAAGAAGAGATTTACTATGACTACACCCAGGACAGTTACCTGAGTGAAGCCAAACAGGCCGAAATTATGCGTAATCGCATTGACCTGTTGAATCAGATCCAGCCCTATGTTGGAACTTATTTTAGTCGTGAATTCATCTATAGTGATGTACTACACATGGATGAGGAAGAAATTGCACAGTTAAAGAAAGACATAGACAACGACACAGATTTACAACAGCAGATGGCCAGTCAGCAGACAGCCGGCGCCCCTGGTGGAACACCAGCAGCTATAACGCCAGCTCAGGCCAAGCCCTACAACCCGAGTAACCCTCAGGTTGAGAGCCTAGATTTTAAATTATTAAAAAGCGGGAGTTAATAAATGAGTGAACTAATTAGAAACATGCTGGACAACATCATTGACGACAAACAGGGCGAAGCTCAGTCAGACTTCAATGACGCAGTAGCAGTCAAGATTACAGATGCGTTAGAACAACGCAAACAAGAACTGGCACAACAACTGGGAGCCGACCGTGGCGAAGTTCAAGCAGATTAGAGAAGCAACCAAATACAACCCTTATGCCATAGGCATGGCTGCGGCTAAAAAGTCAGCGGGCCTAGGCAAAGGACCTGCAACAGATTTACCTAAAAGTGTAATCACCAAGGGTCATGAAATTGCTAAAAAGATCAAAGCCAACGAAGAGTACGATTCTGTGCTAGGAGACCAATAATGGCTGTTACCAAAACATTCATAAGCAATCATCGACGTAAACCGGTCATACATTTAAATGCTACGGTTGCGGGTGATTCAAGTACCATCCTCTTAACCGACCTATTATTGACTGATGAAACATCGTCAGCTCCGTTGACAGTTAATATTGCTCAGGCCTATTGTAACTTCAACGACAATTCAACATCGGGCGCGTTTATTAGACGCGGTGATGCTGTTACGGGCGTAGTAGCATTATATATTCACGGTCAAAGTGAGTATCCGCAAAACCTAGCCTGGCCACCATTGAGCATGAGCAATACCAGCAGCATTGCTGTGTATTGGGAATTGCCTGGAACTGTGTGCCTAGAGCTACACAAGGTACGTGGTTATGTTGAACCTAATACAAACGTAGGGGT